TTAGGTGAAGGCTATGGAGATATGTATTTTCAAAGAACATTAAACGATTGGGCTAGATTCAATATAAACAAAAGAACTGCTCATGATGCTTCTATTAGCTCCGGTCTTGCTATAATGGCTTGTAATAAAAATAGGTATACACCTATTAATAAGACAATAAGACCAAGTTTTAATTTAGGTTTTAAAAAATACAATAATGATGGTGGTACCTCAAAAATTATACTTTAAATGAATATACAAACAAATACTAATAGTTCTTTTCCTAGCCAAGTAGTTAGCGATGCTGAAAAATCTAGTTTAGAATATGGTACTCAAGTAGCACACGCTATAGAACAAGAATGGTTTGATCAAGGTAGAACTAGCGGTAATAGATATTTAACTAATTGGAATAATTTTCATTCATTAAGATTATACGCAAGAGGCGAACAATCAATACAAAAATATAAAGATGAATTATCTATTAATGGTGATTTATCTTATCTTAATTTAGATTGGAAACCAGTTCCTGTAATACCAAAGTTTGTAGATATTTTAGTAAATGGTATATCAGAAAAAGAAGTTGAAATAAAAGCATATGCTCAAGATCCAGCATCTATTGAGAAAAAAACAAATTATGCTAAAGCTGTATTACGTGACATGTATACACAAGAACTTCAGCAAATTGGTAATCAAATATTAGGAGAAGATTTTTCTAATTCATCTATACCCGCAGATCAATTGCCAGAAACGCCAGAAGAACTAGAAATAATGTTACAAACTAGTTATAAGGAGGCTATTGAAATAGCAGAAGAAGAAGCTATTAATAATGTACTTGATTTTAATAAATATGAATCAATTAAAAGAAGAGTAAATTACGATTTAACTGTTATTGGTATTGGTGCAGCAAAAACAAGCTTTAATAAAAGCAACGGTATTACTGTTGATTATGTAGACCCATCCTATTTAGTTTATTCATATACAGAAGATCCTAATTTTGAAGATATTTATTATGCTGGGGAAATTAAAGCAATAACAATTCCAGAATTAAAAAAAGAATTTCCTAATATATCTGAAGAAGAATTAAAAAATATTCAAAACATGCCTGGCAACAGCCAATATGTTACTGGCTGGGGAAATTATGATAGTAATACTGTTCAAGTACTCTACTTTGAATACAAGACATATAATAATCAAGTATTTAAAATAAAACAAACTGAAAGTGGATTAGAAAAAGTTATTCAAAAAACAGATGAATTTAATCCGCCGGAAAATGACAACTTTAAAAGAGTGTCAAGAAGTATAGAAGTTTTATATTCTGGTGCTAAAGTATTAGGAACTAATACAATGCTGGACTGGAGATTAGCTGAGCATATGACTAGACCTTATGCTGATACTACTAAAGTTAAAATGAATTATACAATTGCTGCACCAAGAATGTATAAAGGTAAAATTGAGTCAATAGTTAGCAGAGTTACAAGTTTTGCTGATATGATTCAATTAACTCATTTAAAACTACAGCAAGTCATGTCAAGAATAGTTCCTGATGGTGTATTCTTAGATATGGATGGATTAGCGGAAGTAGATCTTGGTAACGGAACTAATTATAATCCTGCTGAAGCATTGAATATGTATTTTCAAACGGGTAGTATTGTTGGTAGATCATTAACTCAAGACGGTGATTTAAATAGAGGTAAAATACCTGTACAAGAATTAGCAACTTCATCTGGTCAAGGCAAAATAACTTCTTTAATAAATACATATCAGTATTATTTACAAATGATACGTGACGTAACTGGCCTTAATGAAGCAGTAGATGGAAGTAATCCAGACAAAAACGCTTTAGTTGGTCTGCAAAAAATGGCTGCTAATGCATCTAATGTTGCTACAAGACATATATTACAAGGTGGAATGTATATATATTTAAGAGTATGTGAAAATATTTCTTTAAGAATTGCAGATGCTTTAAGCTTTCCACTTACAGCTAACGCTTTAAAAAATAGTATTTCAACATTTAATGTTAAAACATTAGAAGAAATTTCAAACCTTAATTTACATGATTTTGGTATTTATTTAGAGTTAGAACCTGATGATGAAGAAAAAGCACAGCTTGAACAAAACATACAAGTAGCTTTACAATCTGGTGGTATTGATCTTGAAGATGCAATAGATATTAGAGAGATTAAAAACTTAAAATTAGCCAATCAATTACTTAAGTTTAAAAGAAAGAAAAAACAAGAAGCAGCAGAGGCACAGCAAATTGCTAATATTCAAGCACAAGCACAAGCAAATGCTCAAGCCTCAGAAGCTGCTGCGTTAGCAGAAGTACAAAAGCAACAAGCTTTAACTCAAGAAAAAGTAAGTATTGAGCAAGCTAAATCACAATTTGAAATTCAAAGATTACAAACTGAAGCTCAAATTAAACGTGAACTAATGGCGGAAGAATTTAATTATCAAATGCAGTTAGCTCAAATTAAAGCTCAAGCTGATACACAAAAAGAAAGACAGATTGAAGACAGAAAAGATAAAAGAGTTCGTATACAAGGAACTCAACAGTCTGAATTAATAGATCAAAGACAAAATGATTTATTACCTAAGAACTTTGAATCATCCGGTAACGACAGCCTGGGTGGATTTGGCCTAGAACAATTTACGCCTAGGTAACATTTATTAACCAATTTTATATTATTATATCATGTCAGAACAAGTAAAACAAGAAGGGGATTTTAAAATACAAAAGAAAAAACCTTCAATAAAAAAATTAGCACAGAATGCTGATCTTATTAAAGTTGATTTAACCCCTAAAAAAGAAGAAGATGCCATTCAAGAGCAAAGCGCAGATGAAAGCGTGTTACGCACAGAACAACCCGAAGTGGGATTGCAAGAAGTGGTCGAAGGAAACGAAGAGCCCACAGTCGTTGCCGAAGAGGTTAATGAAGAAGAAGTAACAGTAATTCAGGAAATTACAGAAGAAGAAGTTGTTGAAGAAGCGACTAAGTTAACTGAAGAAGTTAATGAAGCAATTGAAAACAAAGAAACTACTGGAAAACAATTACCTGAAAATATTGAAAAACTTGTTTCATTTATGGAAGAAACAGGTGGAAGCGTAGAAGATTACGTTCGCCTTAATGCTGATTATTCAAACATAGATAACACTGCATTATTAAAAGAATATTATAAAACAACCCGGCCTCATTTAGATGCAGAAGAAGTTTCTTTTTTAATAGAAGATGCTTTTAGCTGGGATGAAGATATTGATGATGAGCGAGACATCAGAAAGAAAAAACTCGCTTTTAAAGAAGAGGTTGCAAAAGCAAAAACGCATTTAGAAGATCTTAAAGGTAAATATTACGAGGAAATCAAGTTGAGACCTGGTACTACCCAAGAACAACAAAAAGCGATGGAGTTTTTTAATCGATATAATGAAGAGCAAAACATAGCTCAACAACAACATGAAAGTTTTAAAAACAATACTAAAGAACTTTTTAACAATGATTTCAAAGGTTTTGATTTCGCTATTGGAGAAAAGAAATTTAGATATAATGTTCAAAACACTAATCAAGTTGCTGAAAACCAGTCAAATATAAACAATCTAATCAAGAAGTTCTTGAATGATAAAGGAGATGTTGTTGACACCAAAGGTTATCATAAAGCTATGTATGCCGCTGAAAATGTAGACAAAATTGCAAACCATTTTTATGAACAGGGTAAAGCAGATGCTGTTAAGGAAGTCGTAAATAGCTCCAAAAACATTGACGCTACACCTAGACAATCACCAGGTGATGTCTACATACAAGGTTTAAAAGTTAGAGCTATAAGCGGTGCTGATTCTTCGAAACTAAAAGTAAAAACAAAAAAATTTAACAATTAAAAATTAAAATTATGGCAACAGTAGCTGTAGCACCCGAATACGGGTCAATTAAACCCTCACAGAAGCAACAACTTCTTGAGAGTAACTATTTGGATTTCACAAATGGAACCAATGATTTCGCACAACAGTATCTTCCTGAGATTTATGAAGCAGAAGTAGAGCGTTACGGAAACCGTACACTTTCTGGATTCTTACGTATGGTTGGTGCTGAAATGCCAATGACTTCTGATCAAGTAGTATGGTCAGAACAAAATAGATTGCATATTGCATACAACGATGTAACTAAAGCAACTGAAACTACTTTAACTTTTGCATTAGACGCAACAGCTGGACCTGGTTTTGTAGCTAACGTTATTTCTAAAAATCAAACATTAGTAGTGGTTGATCCTGCAACTGGGCAAGATCTTAAAGTTTTTGTAACAGATAGTGTAAACACTTCTGCTACTCTAGCTACTATTACAGTTAAGCCTTATACAGTGGCTGATATGACTGCTCTTTCTGCAACAGCAGGAGCACTTAAAATCTTTGTATATGGTTCTGAATACAAAAAAGGAACAACTGATTCTGATATTAAATCGGTAACTCCTTCTTTTACTCAGTATAGTAATTCACCTATCATTATTAAAGAAAAGTATTCTATCTCTGGATCTGATACTGCTCAAATCGGATGGGTTGAAGTTGCTACTGAAGCTGGAGCATCTGGATATTTATGGTATTTAAAAGCTGAATCTGAAACTCGTTTACGTTTTGAAGATTATCTTGAAATGTCTGTAGTTGAAGGAGAATTAGTTTCTGGAACATCTACATTAGGAGCTGATGGCTATAAAGGAACTGAAGGTCTTTTTGCTGCTATTCAAGCAAGAGGTAACGTTATTAATAACTTTACTGCTGTTGGTGGTCTTGGATCTTTTGATAACATTCTTAAAAATTTAGATACTCAAGGAGCTATTGAAGAAAACATGCTTTTCTTAAATCGCCAAACGTCTCTTGATTTTGATGATATGTTAGCTGGTCTTTCTGCTGGAGCAAACGGTGGAACTGCTTATGGATTATTTGAAAACTCTGAAGAAATGGCATTGAATCTTGGATTCACTGGTTTCCGTAGAGGATCTTATGATTTCTATAAGACTGACTGGAAATACTTAAACGATGCTTCTACTCGTGGTGCTACTAATGGCGCTGGTGAAGTAGGATCTGGTATTGATGGTGTACTTGTACCTGCTGGTACTTCAACTGTATACGATCAAATTCTTGGAACTAATATCCGTAGACCATTCTTACACGTACGTTATAGAGCTTCACAAGCTGACGATCGTAGAATGAAATCTTGGTTAACTGGTTCTGTTGGTGGAGCTTATACTTCTGATCTTGATGCAATGGAAGTTCACTTCCTTTCTGAAAGATGTTTAGTTGTACAAGCGGCTAACAACTTTGTATTGTTTACTGCTTCTGCATAATCAATTACTATAAAGGTAATGCCGGGGATTAACTTCTCCGGCTAACCTTTTTTTAAATTATTTAATTATATTATATCATGGCAAAAAAGAAAATCGTGGATGATGTTATTGACATCCCACAACAAGAAGAAACTGTTAACACAACAGTAATAGAAAAAAAAGTTAAAACTCCCGCTAAACCGGAATGGGAAATAAAAGATAGAAGTTATTATTTAACTGGAGCTCATAGCCCATTAACGTATACATTAGCTTCTAAACATACTAGTAGGTTTCCATTATTATGGTTTGATGCTACTTTAGGGGAACAAAAAGAAATAAGATACGCAACAAATCAAAATTCTGTATTTGTTAGCGAACAAAAAGGTGAGGCTACTTTAGGTCACATTATTTTTCAAAACGGTACACTAACAGTACCTAAAGAAAAACAAAATTTACAAAAATTATTATCAATATTTCATCCTAAAAAAGGTAAAGTATTTGAAGAATTTGATGCTGTTTTAGAGGCTGCAGATGAATTAACTGATTTAGAATTACAACTTGATGCATTAAATGCAGCTAAGAATATGGATATAGATCAAGCAGAAGCTATTTTAAGAGTTGAAATTGGTTCTACTGTATCTATAATGGGTTCTAAAGAAATAAAAAGAGATTTATTATTATTCGCAAAACGTAATCCTAGTTTATTTATGGAATTAGCCAGTGATGATAACGTTCAACTTCGTAACGTAGCAATTAGAGCTACTGAAGAAGGAATCATAAAAATATCTCAGGATCAAAGAACATTTATGTGGGGTGCAAATGATCGCAAACTAATGACTGTTCCGTTTGATGAAAATCCATACTCAGCTATGGCAGCTTTCTTTAAAACAGATGAAGGCACAGAAGTTTTTAGATCAATAGAGAAAAAACTAAAATAACATGTAATATATTTTATAGTAGGTAAGCCGCTATTATGGTGGCTTATTTGCTGTAAATAATAAAAAATACAAAATGGCAATAAACGTAAATACTGTATATCAAACAGTGTTGCTAATACTTAATAAAGAACAGAGAGGATATATGACTCCTGCTGAATTTAATAAGATTGGCACACAAGTTCAACTTGAAATATTTGAAAAGTATTTTGAAGACTTGAATCAACAATTGCGTGTTCAGCAAACAGATACAGATTATGCGGACAGAGTTGCTAACTTAGATGAAAAAATATCTATATTTAAAACATTTGGTGATGCGGTATATAATAATACTACACCCACTAATACTTATTTTACATTACCAACAACTGATGGCTATGGAGCCACTGTATCTTTTTATAGGCTTGGTACTGTAACATATGACAATGAAGTAGAACTACAAAGACTTCAAAGAGGTGAATTTACTTACATTGATAAATCACCTATAACAAAACCCTCAATAGATTGGCCCGTATATTTATACGAGAATCAAAAGCTTTTTGTTAAACCCACAACTATAATAAGTAATATTCAGGTTGATTATGTTAGAAAGCCTAATAATGTTGTTTGGGGTTTTACAACTGGTAACTTAGGGCAATATATATATAACAAAAATACATACGACGCTACAACACAGCCAAATGGCTCTGTTCAATTTGAATTGCACGAATCAGAGCAAACGGAAGTGATATTAAAAATATTAATATATGCTGGTATTGTAATAAGAGATCCACAAATTGTGCAAATTGCTGCGCAGCAAGTTCAAGCAGAAGAAATAAATAAAAAAAGTTAATAAGCAATGGCAAAACCTGATGGCGGTTTAATAACCGAAACAAATAGACAATATTATAGCGGAGCTCAAGGGTTTTTAGTTACAGAAGGACAAACAAGTTTTGTTTGCACATTTGATACGGATTTAAAATTTGGAAGTTATAGTCCTACTATTAATGCTTATGCTTTGAACAACTTTGTTCTTTATTTAAGCCAAACAGGTTTACCTGGTAGTTTTGCAGAGTATGTGGCAGAATACACGGTAACTAAAAATACTATAACATTAGCCGCAGCACCTCTTACTAATAGCTTTGTTGTTGTACAATTAAAATCTGAAACAGGTGGTAATTACGGTAATGAAGATGCTTTTGGCACTACTGTACAAGAGAATTATAATAACTATTCATATTTAAGCGTAAATGATGTTATAAATAACTTTATGGTTGCTTATGTAGGCACTGGAAAGCTAATACAAAGCGTTAAAAGAACAGATGTAATATTTCATGTAAAGCGTGGATTACAAGAACTTAGTTATGATACTTTAAAAAGTATTAAGTCACAAGAGTTACAAGTTCCTGCAAGTTTATCTGTTCCAATTCCGCAAGACTATGTAAATTATGTTAAATGCTCATGGGTAGATTCTTTAGGTGTTAAGCACATTATATATCCTACAACATTAACATCAAACCCATACTCTTTATTGCCACAAGATGATGATGGCTTGCCGTTACAAGATAATTATGACGACAATTTATTGGCTAGTCAATATGCCACAGAAGAAAGATGGGGTACTGCTAATAAAAAATTAATTAATGGAGGTTTTAATGTTGCAGACATTAGTGCTGGATTAGATATTGATTGGTGGGGTGCGTGGGGACCCGGAGGTTTTTATGGTCAAAGATACGGAACTGACCCTGAAACATCACAAGTTAACGG